ATGATACTCGCCGTAAGCGTTATATAACTGACGTGTCGCAAAGGATTCCACTGCACTGTAGGCGGACTGTCCAGATTAATCTCTGCTCTTGCGTTCGTACAGTCCTCCAAGTATAGAGCCTTATTCTGAATAAAAGTGTATTTGTAACCGCTCACAGGGTCTATCCAGCTCCCCTCGAATCGCATTGTTCTAGGTACGCCAAGCTGCGAGTTGGTCTTGACGTAAAGCGTACCTTTGTCGTTGCCCTCGATGACGGCTGCGTACCCAGACTTTACTGTCGATTGCTCACTCGTTGCCACCGTCACAACTCCCCCAGTAGTAACCTCCGACCATTTGAATGAGTCTAGCTTATGGTTGCACGTAGGTGTCTCGTTCGGGTCATCAGGGTCAGCCAAGTAGCAAGCTGGAAACATCGTACAAGGTCGTATTGCAAAATCGGGTGAGTACGTACCCGCAATGCCGTCGTATTGCTGCCTATTGATGATGTCGCCAACAATCTGTATGTTGCACGATTGCGTATAGGCTGTAGCCTGCACGCTCATCATTTTGTTGTTGCTTATCGCTAATTCTTTAGCCATATTCTTTCTAAAAAAAATAATTAATTCAACAATATCATATCTAAGTTTCATTAGCCATCGAGATTACAAGAGGCTTTATAAGAGACTTTGCATCAGAAAGTCGCACTCGCTTCCTCGCTTATCAGCGTCTCGCCATCCTTGATTTCCGCTGTGCAAGTAAACGTCACGCTGCCTATGCTGTATGCAGCCAGCCCCAAGTCCTCGTATGTGATTGGTAGGGAGTTACCGACATTGGCGTGGCTTAAAGCCCATTTATTGTCCAGTGTCGGATTACCACTGTCACGAGTCCATATCACATTGGTCATACTGTCTGTTACGTCCTGGTTATACAACATACCTCTAACAGATAGCGTTGTGAAAACCTTCCAAGAGCCATCCTCGTTGGTCGCCGTAATGTCGCTCAATCGGAAGCTCCAGTATTTCGAGGAAATCATTTCCAGCGTGAAATATGGGTTACCCTCCAAAAAAGCCCAATCCGTCGAGGAGTAAGTAGGCGGTTTTGTTGTTTTGTCTTTCAAACATTGCCACTTGCAGCCAAGATGATAGACGGTATCAATCGTACCATCACCGTTGCGGTAAGGATTATCACTCTGAGCCACTATCAAACTCCAAACACCCCTATCTCTAGTTGTATAGATAGGGTTTCCTTGGTAATCAATCTGCTGAAAGCTGCCAGCCATCATCCATTTGGCATAAAAAGCTCCGTCTCGCTTGTCAGCCGTAGGAAATTGCTGGAATATAAATCCAAGTGCATCGGGGAGCTTACCCATTGCAAGGGAGTAGTTCGTTTTGTCGATGATAGGTTTTGTTACGTGGTCTAACCACACAAGCAAACCCTCCGAAGAGGAGATATACCAACAACTCTGTCTATCCTCGTCGGTTGCGCTACCCCACCTGATAAGCCTAGCCAGCTCGCATGGTGGGTAGTTCTTTCCGCTCGGACACTCGTCATCGGGGTAACAGACCACCGTAATCGTATTAGTTACCGTATTAACCGACAACACCCTTAACCACATATCGTAGTACTTGCCATCCTCTAGCAAAGTATTGATAGATGCGAGCACCACGTCGTTCTCACGGAAAGCGGTAAAGTCGTTGTCCCACCGCTTCTGCAAGGTTAGTTCGTAGGTTGTATTTCCATCTTCGCCAGTTGCAGGAATCTCTGTAACAGTCTCCACCATTCCACTCTCAGTAAAGACAAAATTACTCTCCATCGCCGTCTGTCGGTTCACAATAAGCTCCTTGGCAATAATGGAGCTTCGAGACATAATGCTCTCAAACTCGGCATTGCCTCGTTCGTCAATGCGTGCGCCCGTACCGAAAAGCATACCTTGAATAAATTCATCACCGAAAGTTGCACCCTTCTTGAATTGCGCGATTTCCTCGGCTGTTAGCTTGCCCTTGGTAACGAGTCCCTTTAGGAAGGTTATCGTACCCTTGGCAGTGTCATCGGTGAGCTTGGAGAGGAAGCGCTTACTTCCCTCAGCGGCAACCTGGCTCTTGACCTGCGCCGTAGTCAACCCGCCTCCAGTTCCTCCATTTCCGCTCTCAAGAGACGAGATTTGTTGTTGAATCTTCTGTATGGTTCCAACTTCCTTATCCTCTCTGAGCGTAACCTCGTAGGTAGGTATCTTACCATCTTCCTCCTTGATCGTGAGTTGGTCGATGGTTATCTGTCCGTCAATGTGGAGATCCGTGTCCTCGAAGTCCATCAGGTCGCCCGCCTTCAATGTTTGGTACAGGCTCTTGATGGTTCCTGTCTTGTCGGCAATCGCTTGGTCATTCTGTCTGGCCATGAAAATCTCATCGACCTTTGGCTGATAGACGTAGCGGGTATAGTCGTTCTTGTCAAGCAAAGCAATGGCATACTTCAACAATTTCAGCGACGCAGCCTTCACGTAGGAGTCGGGTAGAGTAATGCCTGTGAGTACGAAATGGTCGCCCTTCTTGATAGGATAGTCCTTGTATGGGAAATATAAGTCCAGAGCATCGTCCTTAACACGTTCTATCGTAAGTCTCCACCTTCCGTCAACCTTCGTTGATGACGCTACATTGAATGTACGCCCACCGCAATAACCATCCTTCATTGAGATTACGAAATCGCTATCCTTCAAGTCGTTGATGTCGAAATCTATTGATGGGGAAAGATAAATATCAACGTTCGGAACTGTCTGTCCGTCATTGAATCTTCCATCATCATCCGGCGCAACACCCTCGTTGATTTCGTCGATGCGAACATCATTGATTACCATCTCCTCGATTGTAGGATATATCTCGACGATTCCGTTCGTCTTGTCATCGGTGTCAAAAAACTGAGACTCCGAGCGCAGACCGATTTTGTCAATGTTGAGAGAGTCGATATACGGTCTGTGAGGATCCGTTGAGAACTTATGCCCACGACCGGACGGATTCACGTACTTCTTCTCGGTCTCGGACAATGAGTCATAGTACTCCTGTAATGACAGATGAGGAAATCCTGGCAACATAAGCCTGTTGATGGACATGTTGTTCGGAAGTTTCTTTGCATATTCCTTGTTCGCCGACGGGATAGTCTTGCTGTTAATGCCAGAAGACATATATAACAAGGTGTTTCCTTCCTTCGTTTGTGAGATAAAAGAATCGAGTTTTTCCTGCGACTCCTCGTCTCCATCGTCAGTCTGACTACCTCTTAGCTCGGAATAGAACCTACATTTCCCGGCGTTATAGTCTTTCGATACATATCCTGTTATGATAGTCTTGAAATCAAACGTAACTTGCAGGACAAAGCCATTGGTCTGTTCGTTCGTTTCTCCATTGACAACAAATTTCCTTGGTGTCTTGAAGTAGGTTTCGATATAGTCAAGATCCAACAGCAAGTCAACATTGTGGTATTTCTCGCTCTCTGCCGCATTGACTTTGGTTATGTTAGCAAAGTACTTAACACCCAAGTCCGCATAGTAATGCGAAGGTAGGTTCTTCTCGGAGCCATAAGCCCTGAGCCTTGTGATGATTTCCTGGTCCGAGTCGGCGTTCTGCTCAATCTCATAGAGACCTTCTCCAAGGCCATACTTAAATATGTGGCTTGCTAAAACACCTGCCGTTCCTACATAGATGTTCCTGCCACGCACGATGAAGTTGACATCCCACTCGCTGTTCACCAACGCAAGCGCATCCCAACATTTCTTGGAGTCGATGGCAATGGACTTCGAGTCTATGACGTTATTAGCAGTGCCCTGTCCGTAAACAGCGTTCCATTCTTCCTTGGTAACACCACGCTGAGTAGAGCGTTCCATGCTGCGAGAGAATATCTTCCACTTTCCCTCACCAATTTGCTCGTTGAGGTTCGCCTGTATCCTGTCGAGCAAGTCATCCAACGTCTCGACGTAAAAGCTGAACTTTGGCAATGCTGTGTAATGAAGCTCGTTGTCGTGTAGCACCACATCAAGAAACTCCGCTCTTGAAAGCTCGTCCTGCATGGCGTTGAACTTAACGCTGTCATAAACGAACCCTTCTCCGTAGGTGTCCTTCCTTGCCTGCTTGTCCTTTCCAGGCTCGTAGTTTAGCTCGAAACGCTCGCCACGATAGACAAGATAGTCGCCAATCCGGAAGTCTATCGGGGCGTTGTTCTTGAAGTTGATGGTTACATAGCATTCGCCCATCCACGAATCGGAATACTCCAATCCGTGAACGATTATCTGCTCGCCGTTGACGTCCGTCAGCTTAGAGCCATCCTTATGATATATGTTCCAAGTGCTCATATCTGCTTATCCTAAAATTGTTGGTTTACCGTTTGAGTCCTTCATTAAAGGCTTGATGTCTGTCGTTGGGTCATTGAACTTGAACGTTACGGACAGGGCGAGTATGTCATCGCTGTCCGGGTCTCTGTACAAATCCGGGTCGATGCTTTTCAACCTTACGTGCTGCCTTCCAATCTGGTTGAACTCACAGTACATTTTCAACATGCCGCCCATGAGGTAGTCGATGAAAGCCTTGCACTTCTCGTTCGCACCGAAAGCGTCACCCTTGAATAGAAATTTAACCTTGTTCTCGTAGGATGCCATATAAAGCCCGTCTGGTCCGATGTACTCGTCGTCTCCGTGCTCGTCGTTCCAAGACCTCTTCGTTGGTTCCTTCACGTCTGCGCAAGGCTTGAATGGAATCTCGCTCACATACATACCGAAGGAGGCGATGGTGTCGATTACCTCGGCATCATCAACCTCCCTTTGCATGTAAATCCTGAAATACTTGTCTTGCATACCTTAATCAAACTATTTATGCTGCAAATATACAACTTTCTGTATAAATATGCAAATAATAAGCGTATAAATATACTTAAATTACGAAACCCTTATTCTTTTCACTCCATTTATGACAGAGTTTAGCATCGACTCTATGCGCTCTGCCGAATCTGCGTTTCTCAATGTGTTTTGAGCTATCACATTCAATTGAGTAAGTTGTGATTGGGCAATAACACTTAGCTCAGGTAACTTCGCTTGGATGAAATCGGACAACGTTTTCAGTTCATCTCTGTTTACCGACAGATCGAGACGCATGGCGTTCAAATACGATACAATGATGTCTGCGGTCTCTTCTGTTATTCCCTTGACGGAATTGGTCGATGAGGAAGAGCTGTTGTCGGACCACCCATAAGTCTTTTTCAAAAAATCGCGTGTAGCCTCTATCTGTTTCGCTAAGTCTTCTGTGGATTCTTTAACGTCGGAATATTCCGTACCCGTGTATTCGGAAATCGTCTTACCGTTACTGTCTGTAATCTTGTCGTCATTCTCGGCATATTTCTTGGTTTTTGAAATTAAAGCCTTAATTTTGTCTCCATAAATGTTTTCTATCATGGAGTTCAAGATGGTCTTTTTCAAATTATCCTCGAAGTGGTCAACCAGGTTGTCCGAAGAGTTTGCCATCGAAGACATTGCATCGCCCCAGGAAGACACCAAGTCCGAGAACTTGTTTCC